AATGTGGCCATACTTGCCAACAAAAGTTCTACTGCTAGAGATTTATTAGGTAGACTTCAACTTGCATATGAAAACTTACCTAAATGGTTACAACAAGGTGTCTTAAACTGGAACAAAGGTTCACTTGAATTAGAAAACGGTTCAAAGATACTTGCAGCTGCAACATCAAGTTCCGCTATTCGAGGTGGTTCATTTAATATCATATTCCTTGATGAGTTTGCTTTCATACCTAATAACATATCTGAGCAATTTTTTAGTTCAGTATATCCTACAATTTCTTCTGGTAAATCTTCTAAAGTTATGATTGTATCTACACCACATGGTATGAATATGTTTTATAAACTGTGGAATGACGCAATACATGGAAGAAACGATTATAAACCTATTGAAGTACATTGGTCAGAGGTACCTGGTAGAGATGATAAGTGGAAAGAAGAAACAATTAGAAACACAAGTGAGGCACAATTTGCTACAGAGTTTGAGTGTGAGTTTGTAGGTTCAGTAGATACATTAATCAATCCATCTAAATTACGAAACTTATCACACAATACACCACTAGTATCTAACGAAGGTTTAGATATGTACGAAAGAGCAGAAAAAGGTAAAGATTATGTTATGACAGTTGACGTAGCACGTGGTACTGTAAGAGATTATTCTGCCTTTACTGTATTTGATGTAACACAAATGCCATATAAGTTGGTTGCAAAATTTAGAGATAACGAAATTAAACCTATATTATTTCCTCATACTATTGAGAAAGTCGCAAGAGCATATAACAATGCTCATATATGTGTTGAAGTAAATGATCTAGGACATCAAATAGCAGACGCTTTACAGTTTGAATTAGAATACACAAACTTATTAATGTGTATGATGAAAGGTAGAGCAGGTCAGATATTAGGTGGTGGTTTCAGTAAAAGAGGTACGCAATTAGGTGTACGTATGACCAAACAAGTAAAACGTATAGGTTGTTCTAACTTAAAATCATTGTTAGAAGGCGACAAGATATTGATAAATGATTTTCATACAATACAAGAGTTATCAACATTTGTAAGAAGAGGATCAGGTTGGCAAGCAGAGGAAGGTTCTAATGACGATTTAGTTATGTGTTGCGTTATATTTGCATGGATAACAAATCAAAGATATTTCAAAGAAATGACAGACCAAGATGTACGTGCTAGAATGTATGAAGAACAACAAAACGCAATAGAACAAGATATGGCACCCTTTGGTTTCATGGACAATGGTATGGAAGAAGAATATCAACAAGATGATAGTGGCGAAGTATGGCGGCCAGTTACCGTACGAAAAGGTGAGATATTATAAATATAAACGAGATTAATGATACCTATTAGCTAATAAGAGGAGAACAAACATATGGCATTTCAAGTTTCACCAGGTGTTCTCGTACAAGAGAGGGATTTAACAAACGTAATCCCAGCAGTGGCAACTACGATCGGTGCCGTTGCAGGACAATTCAATCAAGGACCTATGGACGAAGTTACGTCTATTAGTTCGGAGAAAGAATTAGTAGAAACGTTTGGTAAACCTGACTCTACAAACTTTGAATTTTGGTTTAGTGCTGCAAGTTTCTTGCAATACTCATCAAGTTTAAGGGTAGTACGAGCTGCAAACACTTCAAGTGTTAACGCTGTTGTATCTGGATCAGCATTAAGAATTAAGAACACAGATCATTATCAAAACGGTGACGGAAGTACAGGACCTTATAACGATGGTTCGGCTAACGTTGGCGAATGGGCTGCAAGAACAGCAGGCGCATGGGGTAATAACTTAAAAGTTTCAGTATGTCCGAGTGCAACGGCATATGAAACAGTAAATAAAACAACAACAAATGACGCTTCAACAGCAGTTGGAGATACAACTATCGTATTAACTTCAGGAACTGATTTTAATGTAGGTGATATTGTAAACTTCGGCGAGTCAGGTGGACATGAATATAGAGTTACAGATGTTTCAACAGACACTTTAACTTTTGTAAGACATCCATCAGGCACAGGCGGACTACACACAGCTGTTGCAAACGGTTCACAAGTAAGAAGAAGATGGCAATACTACGATCTAGTAGATAAAGCGCCAGGAACATCAACATACGCTTCTAATAGAAGTGGTGTAAATGACGAAATGCACATAGTAGTCGTTGATGAAGACGGTGGTATTACAGGTACTGCTGGTGAAGTTTTAGAAGTTTATGATTCAGTATCAAAAGGATCAGACGCTAAAACAGCACAAGGCGATACTAACTACTACGTTGACGTACTTTACAACCAATCAGAATACATCTATTGGATGGATCACGTTGCGACAGGAACAAATTGGGGTAGTGCAGTTGCAGGAATAACATTTACTGCTCTGTCAGCACCTTTTACTAGATCACTTATAGATGGTGCAGATGGTTCAACAGTAAGTACTGCTGAATTAAAAGCTGCTTACGAAAAATACAATGACGCTGATACTGTAGATGTTAACTTAATCATCGCTGGTAAAGGTGACGCTACACACATTGATAACTTAATTACAATCGCTGAAAACAGAAAAGACGCAATAGTATTTGTTTCTCCTGAAAGAACGGATGTAGTTAATGTTTCAAATAGTACTACTCAAACAACTAACGTAAAAAGTTTCTTTGACAGTATTAGATCATCATCATACGTTGTATTTGATAGTGGTTACAAATATACATACGACAAATATAATGACGTATTCAGATATGTTCCTTTAAATGGTGACATTGCTGGATTAGCTGCAAGAACAGACTTAATCGCAGACTCATGGTTCTCACCTGCTGGTTTCAACAGAGGAGTAATTAGAGGTGCAGTTAAACTTGCTTACAATCCAACACAAGGACAAAGAGATGAATTGTACAGAGCGAGAGTAAACCCAGTTGTAACATTACCAGGACAAGGTACTTTATTGTTTGGTGATAAAACTGGATTATCAACGCCGAGTGCTTTTGATAGAATAAACGTAAGAAGATTGTTTATTACTTTGGAGAAGGCAATATCAACAGCTTCTAAATTTCAACTATTTGAATTTAATGACGAGTTTACAAGAGCTCAATTTAGAAACATAGTTGAACCATTCCTAAGAGATGTACAAGGTAGAAGGGGTGTTACAGACTTTAGAGTAGTTTGTGATTCTTCTAATAACACTGCTAATGTCATTGATAGTAATGAGTTTAGAGCTGATATATTTGTTAAACCAAATAGATCAATCAACTTTATACAACTACAATTCGTTGCGACACGATCAGGCGCCGCATTTGAAGAAGTGGTAGGAGGATAAACACATGCCAAATATAAATGACTTTAAAGCTAAGTTAAGAGGCGGTGGAGCTCGTGCCAATCAGTTTAGAGTAACAATGCCTTTTCCTGGTTTTGCTGCTGTAGGTGGTGAAACAGAAACTATGAGTTTCTTAACTACATCTACATCTTTACCAGGAATGACTGTAACGGAAGTTGCAATACCATTTAGAGGTAGGGAGTTATATGTTGCAGGTGATAGAACATTTGCTACATGGACTACAACTATTCTAAATGATACTAACTTCTTAATACGTAACGCTTACGAAAGATGGTTAAACGGTATCAACAATATGTCAGATAACGAGGGGTTAGTAAATCCTGTTGATTATCAAGTTGACGCATTTGTAGATCAGTTAGACCGAAATGGTAACGTGATTAAATCATACACATTCAGAGGAATGTTTCCAACAACTCTGGATGATATTGCTCTATCGTATAGTGATAACAACTCCGTAGAGAGTTTTACTGCTACACATAGATACCAATACTTTGAAACAAACACTACTACTTAATACCGTTATAAGTATTAATAGTAATAGGAGAAATTAAATTATGGCTGAACTGTTTGGGTTTAAGATAGAGCGTTTAAAAGACGCTACAACCGATCCAAGACAAAATATAGTTCCACCTCAAGCGGAAGACGGTACACAAACCGTCCCCGCTGGTGGGTTTTTTGCGTCTTATGGCGGATTTGATGTAACGGCTAGAAACGAGCTAGACTTAATAAGAAGATATAGAGAAGTATCACTTCATCCCGAGTGTGACCTTGCAATAGAGGATATCATATCTGAAGCAATCGTATCAAATGAAAATCAACAATCTGTACAATTAGATTTAAGTAAAATTGAGTACAGCGAATCTATCAAAAAGAAAATAAGAGAATCATTCCATGAAGTATTAAAGTTATTAAACTTTGATATAAAAGGCCACGACATCTTTAGAAGATGGTACGTAGATGGTAGATTATACTATCATAAAATTATAGACAAAGATAGTCCTAGGCTAGGAATTACAGAATTAAGATATATAGACCCTCGGAAAATCAAAAAGATTAGAGAGGTTAGAAAGCAAAGAACAGATGGTATGCCTTCTTCATTTGCTTTTGAAAACAAATTCCAAGAATATTATATATTCAACGAAAGAGGAATACACCCGACTGCTACATCTAACGCAGGTGGGTTAAGAATAGCACCAGATGCTATTTCGTTTTGTCCGTCTGGTTTAATAGATCAGCAGGCAAATCAAGTTTTATCTTATTTACACAAGGCAATTAAACCTGTCAATCAATTAAGAATGATTGAAGACGCTGTTGTAATATACAGAATTGCTCGTGCACCAGAAAGAAGAATATTCTATATTGATGTAGGTAACTTACCTAAAATTAAGGCTGAACAATATTTAAGAGATGTTATGGCTAGATATAGAAACAAACTTGTATATGACGCAAGTACAGGTGAAATTAAAGACGATAGAAATCAGATGAGTATGTTAGAAGACTTTTGGTTACCTCGTAGAGAAGGTGGGAGAGGAACTGAAATTACTACATTACCTGGTGGTCAAAACTTAGGTGAAATACAAGATATAGAATACTTCCAAAAGAAACTATATCGTTCTCTTAATATACCAATTAGTAGATTAGAAGGTGGTCAAGGATTTAATCTAGGTCGTGCAGCTGAAATTAGTAGAGATGAAGTTAAGTTTACTAAATTTGTAGGCAGACTACGTAAAAAATTCTGTATGCTTTTCCATGATCTATTAAAAACACAATTAATATTAAAAGGTGTTATTGCTCCAGAAGAATGGGACAGTATGCAAGGCGATATTACATATTCTTTCTTACAAGATGGTTACTTTGCTGAATTAAAACACAGCGAAATGATGAGAGAAAGAGTTATGCTCGCTCAACAACTAGAAGGGTATGTTGGTAGATATTTCTCTAATGAGTATATACGAACCAAGATATTAAAACAAAATGAAACAGAAATTGATGAAATTGATAAACAAATTAAAGAAGAAGGTTCTGAAGGACAAGCCGAAGAAGTCCCAGCCATCACGCCTAAAAAAGAAACGAATGGCAGTAAAGAAAAAGAACCAACATTAAAACCAAAAGAAGGAGAAAAAGATGTCGGAAGAAGTAATTAGATATGGTGCTGGTGGCGTTCCTTACGTAAAGAAAACAGAAGCACCTAAGGAAGAAGTTAAAGAAGAAGTAATATCTGAAATTTTAACAAAGAATCCTAACAAAGAAAAAAAATCTGAAACTACTAAAGAAAAAAAGTAATAGGAGATAAATAATATTATGAGTAAAGAAAATTTAAACAAGTTTGTTAATTCACTACAACAAGGTGACGCTAAACAGGCAGGAGATGACTTAAAAAATGCTCTTGCAGATAAAGTTAGTGCAGCCTTAGATGACGCTAAAGTTGATGTGGCAAAGTCAGTATTTACAGGACAACAAGGCGCAGACGCTCCAGAAGCGAATGTGTTTAGTGGTAATGATATAAGTGCTGAAACTCCTGCACCAGAGGTAGCTAGTGATGAAGTGGCTCAGTAATTTTATCAAAGATAATATAACTGAAGGCAACGATTATAAGCGTACTAGACAGTACAACAAACTCACGCCTAAAATGAAGCGTGCTGTAGATATGATATTCAGAGCTGCTGATAAAGACGCAGATGTAATATCTAATTTTGAAAAAAATGTCAATACAGCTGCAAAACAATTTGGTGTAAGTAAACAAGATTTAATGACGTATTTTGATAAAGAAACGTTAACAATTTTAAGGAGATAGAAATGGGAACATTTATAATAAAAGGAACCGCTATTGAAGGTACATTGACTGATAATTCAATCGACAATTCACCTTTTGTAAGAGTAGTTGCTACTGCTGCTACAAATACTATTACAGTAAAAGATGGCAGTACTACTTTAGGTACAACTTTATTACATTCTGCTGGCGATGAAATTACGATAGAAAAACATCCTAAACATACAATTTCATCAAGTGATGATATAAGTGCTACTGCTGTAGGCGTAGGACACTAACATGGCTGATACAGTATCTACACAAACATTAACAGATACGACAGGCGTAAAGTTTGCCGTTAAGATGACTAACTTTTCTGACGGTACAGGTGAAACTTTAGTTAAAAAAGTTGACGCTAGCGAAACAACTTTTATGACTGAAGACGGTAATCGTAAAATATCAAAAATCTTTTATTCAATAAACACTGCTAATCCTAAATCAGCAGTTGAATTGATATGGGATGGTACAGATAATGCAACGGCAGTTTTGTTGTCTGGTCAAGGTTTTTGGGACTTACGTGCCGATGGAAACGAGATTTTAAACAACGCAACAACACCTACAGGTGATGTTTTGCTTTCTACAAAAAACTTTGCAAACGGTGATAATTATACGATTTTAGTGGTTTTCAGATAGCAATTTGTATAAATATTAGAGAGAAATTAGAGATAGATACAAATGAAGTTAATTACCGAAGAAATATCAAACGCAGAATATATCGTAGAAGAAAAAAATGGTAAAAGAAATTATTCCATTAAAGGTATATTCATGCAATCAGACGTTAAGAATAGGAATGGAAGAATCTATCCTAAAGAAATCTTACAAAAAGAAGTTGTAAGATACAATAGAGAGTTCATCAATAAAAGCAGAGCATTCGGCGAACTTGGTCATCCTGATGGCCCGACAGTAAATTTAGAAAGAGTTTCGCATATGATTAAGGCTTTGTATCCAGAAGGCGCAAATTTTATAGGTGAAGCACGAGTTTTAGATACCCCATATGGAAAAATAGTGAAAAGTTTAATTGACGAGGGTGCAAAATTAGGTGTTTCAAGTAGAGGAATGGGTACACTTGCAAATGTAGGTGGTGCCAATGTAGTTAAAGACGATTTTTACCTTGCGACCGCGGCTGATATAGTCGCAGACCCAAGTGCTCCAGACGCTTTCGTAGAAGGCATTATGGAAGGCAAAGAGTGGGTTTGGAATAATGGGATTTTGAAAGAGCAAGAAGTAAACGAATTAAAGTTACAAGTAGAAAGTAAAGAGAGAATGGCAAGAGCAGAAAAGAATGCTCAAGTATTCGAATCTTTTCTTAAAAAACTGTAATTTTATAAATAGTAATTGACTCATTCCGAGAGGATTGGTGCATTTATTTTACAACAACAAGAAAAACTATTGAGGAGATAGAACGATGGCTGACAATACTGTGGCAGATTTGCCAACAAAAAATGCAGCTCCAGCTGAACCAGCAAAGTCGTTACAGGCAACTGTACAACAAGTGATGAATAAAGCAATCACTTCACCGACTGACGCAAAAGTAGATTTCGCACAAGGGGTTAACCACATTACAGGTGACCCACATCAAAAAAGTGCAGGTACAGCGGACGCAATGCCTACTCTCTCTGCTGAAAAAGAGCCTAAAAAAGATATTCAGGCTACTTACGAAGCTGATGAGAAAAAGGACGAAAAAGAAAAAGAAGATATGAAAGAAGCAGAACACTCTAAAGATGATGAGAAGAAAAAAGAAGATGTGAAAGAGGGTGAAATGCCAGCTGGTCTTAAAAAATACCTAGATAAAAAGGATGATAAAGAAGACGAGAAAAAAGAAGAAAAAGAAGACAAGAAAGACGTTAAAGAAGCTGAAGACAAAGAAGACGTTAAAGAATCTGAGTCAAAAGAAGATGAAAAGAAAAAAGAAGAGTCTTATGATGACAAGAAAAAAGACGTTAAAGAAGCAGAAGAAAAAGAAGATGAAAAAGAAGTGAAAAAAGAAATGTCTGCTAAAGATAAAGTAAAAGACATGGATATGAAAGAAGACGTTGCTGCTCTAACTGATGGTGAAGAACTATCGGAAGAGTTTAAACAAAAAGCTTCTACTATATTTGAAGCTGCTGTTAAAGCAAAACTTGTTGAAGAAATAGAAAATTTAGAGAGCGAATACGAAACTAAGGTTAATGAGAAAGTTGAAGAAACTAAATCAGAAATCGTAGAAAAAGTTGACGCTTACCTAAACTATGTTGTCGAGGAGTGGATGAAAGAAAACGAATTGGCAATAGAAAAAGGTTTAAGAGCTGAGATTACTGAAGATTTTATCGGTGGTCTTAAATCTTTATTTGAATCTCACTACATCAATGTTCCACAAGAGAAGTATGATGTGATTGAGGCTCAGACTGCTGAGATAGAGAAGTTAAAAGAAGAAGTTAACCAAACTATTGAGAAAAACGTTGAGTTAAATCAGGCAATCGGTCAACACGTAAGAGCAGATATTATCAATGATGTATCATCTGATCTTGCTGAAACTGAATCTGAAAAACTTAAAGGTTTAGCAGAAAGTATTGAATACAAAGACGCTGACAGTTTTAGAACAAGTATAGAAACATTAAAAAATTCTTACTTCCCTAAAACAAAAGCGAGTGATAACGAATCTAATGAAGTAGCAGAAAACAATGCTGGCTCTATGAATGAGTCAATGGCTGCATATACTGCTGCAATTAGTAAATCAAAGAAAAACCCATACGTAAAGTAAGGGTTAGTTAATTAACTAAAAAGAAGGAGAGATAGAAAAATGTTTTTATCTGAATCAATGCAAAACAAGTGGCAGCCCGTTTTAGACCATCCTGATCTTCCTGAGGTCAAAGATAGTTATAAAAGAGCCGTTACTTCAATGATATTAGAGAACCAAGAAAAGTCGCTTAAAGAAGACGCTGCTTTCTTATCAGAAGCTGCGCCAACTAACGCAACAGGTTCTTCAATACAAAACTGGAATCCTATTTTAATTAGCTTAGTAAGAAGAGCAATGCCTAACCTTATCGCATACGATATCGCTGGTGTTCAACCTATGTCAGGCCCAACTGGTCTGATCTTCGCAATGAGAAGCAGATATGCCTCTCAAAGTGGTGGTGAAGCTCTTTTTGACGAAGCTGATACAGACTTTAGTGGTAGAAATGCTGCTGGATCATCTGTAAATGCTAAAACAGGCCCAGCACAAACTGGTGAAAACCCAGCTGTTCTTAATGACTCAATCGGTACTTCTACTGGTTACACAACTGGTACTGGTATGACTACTGACTATGCTGAAGCACTAGGTGATGCTTCCACTAACGCATTTGCTGAAATGGCATTCTCAATTGAGAAGTCAACGGTAACTGCGAAAAGCAGAGCATTAAAGGCTGAGTACACTATGGAATTAGCACAGGACCTTAAAGCAATTCACGGCTTAGACGCTGAAACTGAATTGTCTAACATATTATCTGCTGAAATCTTAGCTGAGATCAACAGAGAAGTAGTTAGAACAGTTTATAGAACTGCTGAAGTAGGTGCTGCTGATAATGACAACTCACACGCTGCAATTAACACAACAACTGCTGGTATATTTGACCTTGACACAGACTCTAATGGTAGATGGTCTGTTGAAAGATTCAAAGGTCTTATGTTCCAACTAGAGAGAGATGCAAACACAATCGCTCAGAGAACCAGAAGAGGAAAAGGTAACATGATTATCTGTTCTTCAGATGTTGCCTCTGCATTACAAATGGCGGGTGTTTTGGATTACACTCCTGCATTAAACAACAACTTAAACATTGACGATACTGGTAATACTTTTGCTGGTGTATTAAATGGTAAGTACAAAGTTTACATTGACCCATATGCTGCTAACATGGCAAGCAATGCGTCACCTACTAAACAGTACTACGTTGTTGGTTACAAAGGAACTTCTCCATACGACGCTGGTTTATTCTATTGTCCGTATGTACCTCTACAAATGGTTAGAGCAGTAGGTCAGGATAACTTCCAACCGAAAATCGGTTTCAAAACTAGATACGGTATGGTTGCTAATCCATTTGCTGGTGCTTCTGCGTCAGGAAATATTACTGCTGACGGTGTTGGTGCAATCAACGCTAACAGATACTACAGACGTGTTCAAGTTACGAACATCATGTAATATTTGTTGAGAAACAAATTTAAGAAGGGCGCTTCGGCGCCCTTTTTTTTTAGCATAAATAAAAGTAGATTATGTTTTATACTGAAAGAATAACAATTTATAAAGAAATACCCATGTTGAAAAAAACACCATTTAAAGAGCTTCTAGGAATATTAGTAGTAGGTAGTATTATTACGTTATTAGCATTAGGTCTTAATTATTTAAATCCTAAGCCAAATGTATTAGAAGAATTAGAAGAAAAAATTAAAAAAGTAGAACAAAAAGAAATTGTTTTAACTGAACCTGAAAAACAACTAGAAAAACAAGCTACAGAAAAAGAATGGCAAGAAGTAGATAAACAAACAGATAAATAGCTGTATGACAGTAACAAACTCATACACTAGACAACCAACTAAACTGGACTATGCTAGTCCTACACAGTTTAAGTTTTCTATAATCAAGTTACCTAAAGTAGAATATTTTTGTACTACAGCAAATGTGCCTGGTATTACACTAGGTTCATCAGCACAAGCTACACCTTTTAAAGATATACCTATACCTGGTGATAAACTAGATTACGATACATTAAACATACAGTTTTTAGTAGATGAAAATTTAGAAAACTATAGAGAGATACATGGTTGGATGACTGGTCTTGGATTTCCTAAAGATCATTCACAATTTAGATCATTACAGGCTGCAGGATCAGACAGATATCCTACAACAACAAGCGAAACTTACAATAAAGAATTGGGACAAGTTGTAAAACAAACTTCAGATGATGGTGGTTTGTATTCAGACGCTACATTGTTTATATTAACAAGTAAAAACAATTCAAATATAGAAGTACGTTTTAGAGATATTTACCCAATATCATTATCTGGTTTAGATTACAATCAACAAGCAACAGATGTAAATTACTTAACAGCAAGTGTAACGTTTCAATATAAACTTTATGAGTTTGCTAATGTAAGTGGTAGTGACACATTAGAAACAACTACTTAATTATAACATATATAATATTATGACAGTACGTGTAAGACCTAGAGATTTAAAACTTCCCGAATATATGACAAGAGGTGGTCCAGGCGACCTATCAATGCCAGGTAACGTCAACACTACAGAATGGTGGCGACCTGAAAACATGTCAGAGCTTGGCAAAAAGAAAGCTGCTGAAAAAGGATCAATAGTAGAACAAGCAAAAAGTAAAGAAATATTTTGGTGTGGTATACCTTTTACACAATTATATAACGAAATAGATGGTAGATATCAAGCGTGTTGTTTTGCAGAACCTGATAAAGTTAGTACCATAAAAAATACTTCTTTAAAAGATTGGATGCACAAAAGTGCTTATATGAATGTATTGAGAAAAGAAATGACAACACCTATAAAGGAACAAAAAGATCCTTTAAAATGGACTAAAAAACTTTGTACAAGATGTGTTACAGATGAAGAAAAATATGGCAGATCCAGAAGAACAAATTGTTTAAAAATTCACACAAATAATCATTGGTTCTGGGACGACATTGAGCACATAGCAGATAGATTTAGAAAAACAGGTGAATATAAACTTGATAGAAGGGTATTAGAAATACAATTAAAGATATATGGCTCAGAGTGTAATTTAGATTGTTTTATGTGTCTTCATGCTAACTCAACTACAAGAATGAAAGTAGCAGAAAGTGGTGTATGGAACAATGAAATATGGACTGAAGAAAACGCAGGTGTTGGTATACAAGAATCAAACGAATTAAAATCAAAATATAAATTAGTAGGTAAAAAACTAAAGAAAGTATTAGAAGATAATACTCCAGGTTCTATAGAACAAATATTAGAATTAGCACCTTACACACGTAGTATAAAAATTATAGGTGGTGAACCACTTATTATGAAAAGACAATATGAGATGTTACAGGCCTTAATAGATAGTGGCGATTCAAAAGAAATTATTATAAAATTTCAAACAAACATGACAAAAATGGCAAGAGGTAAACATAATATGTTTAAGTATATACCCCATTTTAAACTTGTAACTATGGTTGGTTCTGTAGATGGTGTAGGTAAAACTATTGAGTATATGAGAAGAAGAACAGATTGGCCTGAACTAGTTGACAATATAGAAAAAATCAAAAAATATCCTAATGCAGTTGTAGATTTCAATGGTCTAGTTTCTTTTTTAAGTGTTATGAGATTTTATGAAGTTATAGATTGGTGCAAAGACAATCCTGTTATAGATCAAATCAATTGGGCTATGTTAGAAAACCCAAAACATTTTGCAGTACATAATTTACCTAAAAAAATAAAAGATGATTTAATAATAAAATATTCAAAGTTTCCCGATATTGTAGCTGCATTAGAAAAGAAACCTGATTCAGATGTAAATATACAAGATACATTTCAATACTTGTTGCAACAAGACAGGTACTATGTAGGCACTAAATGGGAATCACATTTGTTTGATGTATTTCCTGAACTAGAAGAATTTTACGACCCTAACTATAAGTCACCAAACGAGTTAGATAGAAGGATGCAAACGGAATTAAAAAAAGGTATTGATAAGGCATATGAAATCCCAGACTTATTAACTTAATATATACTATAACAATATAATGGAGATATTATGACATTTGACGAACTACAGGCACTCGCCGATGAAGACCTAAAAATAAATGATACTGAACTTGATTTAGAATCATTAAAAACACCACAACTACACAACAAGTATATGAAGTTTCATAATCAATATACTAATCTATTGAAGAAGGCTGAGCAAGACTTGGCAAGATTAACAAGAGAAAAATGGGAATACTATACAGGCAAGGCAGACCCTAGTGTGTATCAAGTAAAACCTTTTAATTTAAAAATATTAAAACAAGATGTTGACAAATATCTTAAATCAGATGATGAACTTATTAAGTTAGATCAAAAAGTAACTTATATACAAAGTGTTGTTGACTACCTAGATAGAACAGTTAAGATTATTTCTAATCGTGGTTTTCAAATAAAGAACGCTATAGACTGGCGTAAGTTTACATCTGGCGTAATCTAAAATGCAAAACATCATAGTTGACAAGGTCAATGACGTGTACCTACGTATTGACGCAGACGCAAGCATCCGTAGAGAGTTATCAGATTATTTCTCGTTTGAAGTACCTGGTTACAAGTTTACACCTCAATTTCGTAATAGAGTTTGGGATGGTAAAATACGGTTATACTCGTATGCTACAGGTCAATTATATGTTGG